AGCACCGATGATACTGCGCTTGAAGTATCAAACTTTCCTACAGGATCTATTATAACAATTCAAAATAATGGTAGAATTACCGGAGCAGGCGGAGACGGAGCTGACGCATTTTCGACATCTCCGTCAGCAGGAGAGTCAGGCGGACCTGCGTTAACTGTAAGCAGCGCAGAAATTACGATGCAAAACGGAAATGGCATTATTGCTGGCGGTGGTGGCGGTGGTGGTGCAGGATACGACACTGAAACTTATAGAGAGTTTGAGGACGGCAATGACGCTGACGGAACGCAAATAACCAAAGATTATTATGCCTCAGGCGGCGGAGGCGCCGGCGACATATTCGGCCAAGGTGGCGGCACTACAAGCGGTTCAAGTGGCTCTAACATTGTTTCCGGATTCGGCGAAAGCGGGTCACTTACATCTGGCGGAAGCGGAAGCACAGCAACCGGCGGCGTAACTGCAACGGGCGGCGCCGGCGGAAATCCAGGAGAGCCTGGACAACCAGGATCAAGCAGTTCGGGAGGCTCTGTAGGAAATGCTATAACTGGAATTGCAAATATAACATTTGCTTCAGGCGAAGCAAATGTCCAAGGCCCTACCAGCTGATATTCTTGACAGAATTACGTTTTTTCTGTATAATTAAACTGTAAATTAGGAGATCTTATGGACGAACGTCTAGAAAAAGCCTTGGATTTTTCGAATTATATGGTTACTCTCAATAACCAAAAAAGAATATTGAAAGAAAAATTCAAAGAAGAATCCGTCTATTACTTTAACGGCGGGCAGTTTACAATTACAAAAGAACTTGTTACATTTGTTAGTATGCTTGTAGAAAGAGATAATACTGAAGATATTGTTCTAATCGACGACAACGAAACTCCTGTTCTTGTATCAGACCTAGATGATTTTTTGACTGATATAATGAATCAATATTTCACCGCAGCAAACAGCTACCATTCTCAGTATACAGAACTAACAAAAAAACGATCTGTAGAAAAACTGGTAAATTATGACGGCAACTAGAGGCGTTTTGCTTTTTGCAAGGAATAATTCACAGGTTGATTATGTAAAACAAGCAAAATTTGTTGCACAATCTGTGCGTGAACACCTTGACTTGCCCACTACGTTAGTAACTGATTCGATAGAATACCTAGAAAATGAGTATCCTGATTACAAATCTATCTTTGATAAAGTAATTAAAATTGTGTGGCAAGATGAGCAACTGCATAAAGATACTATACTTTCCCTATCAGAAAAGCATTCTATAAAAAGATTCTATGACGGGTCTCTTGTATCAAAAAATCTAGAATGGAAAAATAATTTACGATCCTCTGCATATCAAGCTTCTCCCTATGACGAAACTCTAGTTCTAGATACAGATATAGTAATATGCAACGATAACTTTCGACAGTGTTTTTTTCAAACTCATGATTTTTTGATCTATAAAGACTGTGTAGAATTATTAGACTGTGATAGGGGAGACTTGCTTACAAGAGTAAGCGATTCTTCAATTGATTTCTATTGGGCAACTGCTGTTTTTTTTAGAAAAACAGAAACAAACAAAATATTCTTTCAACTAATTCAACATATACAGGAAAATTGGAGTCATTATTGTTCTGTTTTTCAGATTAATACACCGTATTTTCGAAATGATTATGCTTTTTCGATCGCAATACACATTATGAATGGATATCAAATAGGCGATTTTGCAAAACCAATGCCCGGTACGTTATATTTTGTTACTGATAAGAGCATTTTATGGCAAATCAAGCAAAAAGAACTGCTTGTATTGCTAGAAAAACAAAACTATGTAGGAGAATATACTCCTATCAGCATAAAAGATTGTAATTTACACGTAATGAATAAGTTTAGTTTGAACAGGTGTATAGATGAAGGGTAAAGGATTTATAATTTTTGCTGACGGAGACGACTATGTTCGACAGGCATACCTTGCAGCCCTAAGCATTATAGTGTCTGGCAACGAATTTCCAGTGTCTATTGTAACTTCTAACGCGGTCACTAATGAATATGCGTGGATTTTTGACAAAATAATCCAAATACCCTGGTATAAAAAGGCCGAATCTACACTGTCAGTTGAAAATCGATGGAAAATTTTTCATTCTACGCCCTATTATGAGACGATCGTGCTAGATTCTGACGTGCTTGTTCTAGAAAATCTAGGTTATTTTTGGAATTTTTTACAGAATTACGATTTATATTTTCCTACAAAAGCATTTACATATAGAAAAGAGCTAATAACTTCAGATTTTTATAGAAAATCGTTCACAGCAAACAATTTACCTAATTTTTACAATTGTGTTCATTACTTTAAGAAAGAACAGCTTGCTCAGGAGTTTTGGGAATGGGCAGAAATAATAACTAATAACTGGGAGCTGTTTTACGGTCATTTCTGTAGCGAATATTACCCTAAAGAACCCTCTATGGATGTTACCACTGCTATTGCTGCGAAAATTTTAGATATAGACACTAAAATCTCTAATCAAAATCAAACAATTCCTGAAATTGTTCATATGAAGCCAATGGTGCAAGGATGGAAAGATCAAGTACAAAATTGGCAAAGCAAGGTTGGTATATATTTAAACCCAGATTTACAACTAAAAATAGGCAATCATCGTCAAGATTCTGTCTTCCATTATACGGAAAACAGTTTCTGCTCCCAGAGCATGATTGACAAATTTGAAAAACACGCAAGAAAGTTATGTACGTAAAATTTAAAGAAAATACCGGAGAAATTATAGGAATTGCACCAAGACGAGATCCTGATTCTTCTGCAATTGAAGTGGATCTAGAAGAAGTTAAGGATATTATAAACGGTTCTGAGTCCAAACGAAACTATAGAGTGCAGTATAACGCAAAAACCAAAGAATTAGAACTGGTAAATGTGCATAGGTATAAGTTTGATGGGGTAACAGTAAATGACTTTATCTACGAGGTTCCGGAACAATCAACAGATGATCCAGATCTTACTATTATTCAGGATGTTCCTAACTCTTGTTGGAAAATACTGCTAGGAAATCATCTTAAACAAAATCTCAAAAGACAAGGCATTAGACTAAACACCAACCTTTCTTTTTCAATTACAGCAAAACATGATCCAAATGTGTTATATAAAACAGTAGAAGTTGATTTTTCACAAGTAGCAAATGAAAATTACACAGTTTTAGATTTTACAATGCCCTTTGAAAAGAAAGATACCGAAATATCAATTTTTACTTCTAGAAAGTTTGATACTTACCTTTTCAAAAGGATTTTTTGAATGAATAAAATAAGAATTGCTGAGCAAGATGTTGTATTTTTATCATATGACGAACCTAACGCAGAAAAAAACTACGCAGACCTTTGTCAAAAAATACCTTGGGCAAAAAGAGTACACGGAATAAAAGGATCAGACGCAGCACACAAGGCATGTGCTGATATTTCTGAAACAGACTACTTTGTCACAGTAGATGGTGATAATATTGTAAATCCTGAATTTTTTAACGTAGAAATTGATCTAGATGAAATAGGATGTACTAGAGACCATGTTTTTTCGTGGTGCGGAAAAGTTTACATTAATGATTTGATGTACGGAAATGGTGGATTAAAACTTTGGAACAAGAAATTTGTTAATAACATGCGCACACACGAAGCCTCAACCGGAGACGACGCTCGTTCTCTTGTAGAATTCTGCTTTGACGACTTGTATTATCAATTTAATGAGAATTATTCGACCTCCTACACAAACGGTTCTGCTTTTCAGGCTTGGCGAGCAGGCTTTAGAGAAGGAGTAAAGATGAGCCTTAACCAAGGCGAAAAAGTTAACGACATTACAACAGTGTGGTGGCAAAATCTTGAACGACTAAGACTATGGTGTTCGGTAGGTGCAGACGTTGAAAATGGTTTATGGAGTATCTACGGTGCTAGAGAAGGCTGTTATCTTACAAACTGCACAGATTGGAATTACACACAGGTAAGAGATTTTGAATATTTAACAGAATTATGGAATAATAATAAATCTGTCATAAAGGACTGGGAGTTAGAAAATCAAATTAAAGAGCTCGGAGACAAATTAAATCAAAATCTTGGTCTTGATATTTCTAATCTCGATAGAAATGCTAGTAAATTTGTAAAATCTATCTACAGAAATACTCCAAGAATTATAAAGAGATTTTAAATGGATATTAGAAAAGACCTTACAACTTTTAGACAAAAATTAAACAAAATTTCTCCGTCTATGTGCTTTGCAAAATGGAAGCAGGTCACACTTCATCTGCATAACGGCTTTACACACTCGTGCCATCACCCTGTGCCACACAAAATTTCTCTAGAAGAGATCAAAAAAGACGTATCTGCCCTTCATAATACCGAATTCAAAAAACAACAGCGCGAGCTGATGCTGAAAGGGGAACGTCCTAAGGAGTGCGATTATTGCTGGCGTGTTGAAGACTCAAAAGATAGCGAAAATGTTTATTCAGATAGAATTACAAAGAGCATGCAACCTTGGGCCGACAAGGAACAGGAAGTTCTAGAAGCAGGCAGCACAGAAAATGTTAATCCGTCATATCTTGAAGTATCATTTTCGAATTCGTGCAACTTTAAATGTTCGTACTGTTCTCCCGAAGTAAGTTCAACCTGGATGGAAGAGATTAAACAGCACGGAGGTTATCCTACTTCTACAGGATTTAACAATCTTGACTGGATAAAACAACAGAAAAAAACACCTATACCAGAAAGAGAAAATAATCCTTATGTAGAAGCATTTTGGCAGTGGTGGCCCGATTTATATCCTGATCTACACACTTTTAGAATAACAGGCGGGGAACCGTTAATGACTCGTCACACTTTTAAAGTCCTAGATTATATTATAGAAAATCCTAATCCTGATCTTGAACTCAGTATTAATTCCAATCTTGTGGTACCTAATCCGTTGATTGACAAACTGATAGAAAAAGCCAAAAGAATACAAGGAGAAGGCTTAATACGTGAGTTTAAGATATACACTAGTTGTGATGCTTATGGAAAAAGAGCAGAATACATACGCAATGGTCTAGACTATAATAAATGGTTTGATAATTGTCATAGAATACTAGATGAAATACCTAATTCCAAACTTACAAATATGGCAACTTACAATGCTCTAAGTGTTACCAGTTTTAGAGAATTTATGAACGATTTCCTTTCACTAAGACAGGAATTTAACATAGGGCCCGAACGTCGAAACCCGGTGAGTCTTGATGTATCGTATCTGCGTTGGCCGCCTCATCAAACTATCTTTGTGCTAAATCGAGAATACGTAAAGAAAGTAGAAGATCAGGTTACATACATGTATCAAAACAAAGAGCATGCTTATTGGCCTCCTCTCTGTGGTAACGGATTTTACGAGCACGAAATAAACAGAATGCAGAGAATATATTCTGTTTTGAAAGACAATTATTATAAAGGCAAGCAAGACGAAGTAACGAATAGACAAGATTTTGTTAAATTTGTTGACGAACACGACAAAAGACGTGGTACAAATTTTCTAGATACTTTTCCTGAAATGGAAGATTTTTATTTTGAGTGCAAGAATTTATGAATCCAGATGAAATTAAAAAAATAAAAGAAAAATTAAATGCAATCGGCAACGGTTTTTGTATGGCAAAATGGTACCATGTCAGTTTACATTTACATACAGGAGTAAATCACTCTTGCTATCACCCAATGCCTCACCCAATTCCTCTAGAAGAAGTGAAAAAAGATCCTTCTAAGCTGCACAATACTGATTGGAAAAAAGAGCAGAGACGCATAATGCTAGAAGGCGGCCGCCCTGATGAATGTTCCTACTGCTGGAATATAGAAGACCTCGAAGGTGATCAAATATCTGACAGATATCTTCGTTCATCTGAAGAGTGGTCAACGCCGCTCATAGATAAAACAGCAAAAATGAACGGTTCAGAAGATGTATATCCTAGATATCTTGAAGTAAATTTTGGTTTCGAATGTAATCTAAAATGTTCTTACTGTGCAAGCTCTGTTTCTTCGAGCTGGCATTCGGAAATTGTAAAACACGGCGATTATGACCTAAAAAATCCTGTGAATAAGAGACAGTATTCAATATCAGACCAAGTATGGAAGCGGGAAGAAGAAAATCCCTATATTGAAGCATTTTGGAAATGGTTTCCTGAAGTTTATCCGCACCTACACACTTTCAGAGTGACCGGCGGTGAGCCTCTTCTTAGTTCTAATGTGTTTAAAAGTTTAGACTACATTTCAGAAAATCCTAATCCTAATCTTGAATGGTCTGTAAATACAAACATGTGTATTCCACAAAGAAATTTGAAAAAATACGCAAACAGAGTAGCCGATCTTGTTAATGGAAACAAAATAAAGCAAGTAAGTACGTTTACCTCTGTTGATACTTGGGGCCCTCAGACTGAATACATTCGTTTTGGTTTCAATCAAGAAAAGTTTTTAGAAAATATAGACATCTATCTAAATATGGTGCCAAAAAGCACTATAAACTTTATGATCACATTTAATTTTCTTAGCATGCCAAATTTTCATCTACTGATAGACAAGATATTAGAACTTCGTGCCAAGTATAACACCAAAAAAATACAGAGAGTAAATCTAGATACTCCTTATCTAATAGAACCTCCCCATCTTTCTGCTCAGATCACCGACGACGGTTTGCTAGGAAAAATGTATGATACATTAGGCTATATGAAATCTCATGTGGAAGAAAATAACTGTTTTAAATTTAATCAAACAGAATATAGAAAACTAGAACGAGTCATAAAATGGATAGAAGCAAATCGATTCCAAGGTGACGAACTAGAATTAAATAGGCATGATTTTTGTAGGTTTGTGGAACAGCATGACCAAAGAAGAAATACAGATTTCTTAGCTACGTTTCCAGAGCTAAAAGACTTTTATTATAGAAATAGAGAAAACGCATAATGTACGATATTGTCTTTATATCATATAATGAGCCAAATGCAGAAAAAAATTGGCAAGCTCTAAAGCAACGATTTGCTAATGCAAAAAGAGTTGACGGTGTAAGAGGAATTTCAGAAGCTCATAAAGCAGCAGCTAAAAAATCACTAACAAAAATGTTTTGGGTGGTAGACGCTGACGCGGTTATTTTAGAAGATTTCAACTTTACTATTCATCCTGCTTTTCGAGAAATTAGAGAAGACACTGTTTATGTTTATAGAAGTCAAAATCCTGTGAATGGATTAATTTATGGTTATGGCGGAGTAAAACTGTTGCCGAAAAAGTTAACTAAATTGATAGCTGCAGACAGTTGTGACGTTACTACAAGTATTTCTAGAAATTTTATGCCAATGCCCGAATTATCTAATATCACCGAATTCAATACTGATTCTTTTTCTGCTTGGCGTTCTGGATTTAGAGAATGTGCAAAATTAGCTAGTAAAACTATTGATAGACAGAACGACAAAGAGACCGAAAGAAGACTAGATACTTGGTGCAATGTAGGGACTACAATTAGTTTTGGCATAGATGCAATAAGAGGAGCAAAAGAAGGCAGGAATTTTGGAGAGCAAAACAAGGATAATTTGCAAGAATTATCTAAAATAAACGATTTTGATTGGTTAAAAGAGAAGTTCAATGCTAGATGTTAGTGATATTTCGGCACTACATATTGAATTAACTGATAAATGCCAAGCCCAATGCCCAATGTGTTCAAGAAATTGGCACGGCGGAGAATTACGACCTTTTATAAAAGGCATCGAAGTATCTCTTGCTACCTTCAAAGAATGGTTTCCGATAGAATTTTTAGGCAATTTAGATAAGTTTTATAGCTGCGGTAATTACGGAGATCCTGTATTTGCTAGAGATTGTTTAGAAATTTTTGAATATGTAGCTGACGTCAACCCCTCAATTAAATTATCGATCCATACTAATGGAGGAATGCGAAACATTGAGTGGTGGAAGAAAATTGCAAAAATTTTTAATAAAAACGGAAGAGAAATTTTCTTTGCAATTGACGGTTTTAAAGGCAAACACGAATTATATAGAAAAAATACAAATTATGATAAAATTTTAGAAAATTTAACTGCTTTTATAGATGCAGGAGGACGTGCAAAAGTCGACAGTCTAGTCTTTAAACATAATCAAGATGATGTAGAAGAATTACAAAAATATTTGCTTTCACTTGGAGTGCTTGATGTGAAATTTATTAGCACTACTAGATTTTATGACCAGGATAAATTTGAGGTATTAGATAAGGACAATAGCGTACAATATTATCTCGAACCTGCTAGCAAGACCAAATTCAAAAAAAACACACGCATCGATATTGAAAAACTTAGTAACCGTGATTTTTTTCGAACAGCCGTTACTGAATCTAACATTATACCTAAATGTAGTGCAGACAAAGAAATATACGTAGACCCTAAAGGCGACATCTTTCCATGTTGTTGGTTCGGAGCTCAATATACAGAAGTATCAGTTCCAGAGAATAATCTTTTATACAAAATGCGGAACGAAACTGTATCCGACGCAAAGAAGGTATTAAATGAAATTGGAGTGCCAAATTGTTCCAGTAAAATTCTTTACAGTAATACTACATTATGGCCCAGTCTTCCCAATTATTGGGAAGGAGATAACAAATGCTTGACGTGCGTGGTCCAGTGTTCAGATACATTGATCGATAAAAAGGACAAATATGTCTAGTTTCAAAAACATTCCGTTCGACACTATTATACGATTAGGTCAAAAAACTCTTTTAGATACAGACCTTTTTACTGTGTCCTGGATATTGGCAAGATTTTGTAACTACTCTTGTTCTTATTGCTGGCCGTATGCACGTTCTTCTACACCGGATCACAGGTCATTCCAAACATATTGCGAAACTGTTGATGAAATAAAAAGGCAAGCTCGAAATAACGGATTCAAAAACTTCCATTTTTCTTTTTCAGGCGGCGAACCTACCGCTTACAAACATTTCCTTAAACTTATTGAATATTACGCCAACGATGCCGGACCAGAATACCAAAGTATTCACATGACAACCAATCTATCACCTGGGCATAAATGGTGGAAGGAATGGTTAGACGTCGCGCAGCGCTTGGAAAGGAGAAGTATCACAGCAAGCTTTCATGCAGAATTTGCCGATGAGCAGGAATTTGGAGATAAATGCCTTCAGCTAACCGATCAAGGTGTTTTACTTACAATAAATCAAGTTATGGTGCCAGAATTGTTTGATGAATACTATGATAGATGTGCAAGGTTTGCAGAGAGGGGCATAAACGTCACGCTAAAGCCTCAAAGCGACCCTACAGCAAGTTTTATTGTCGGAGGGTATACTCAGGCACAGATAGACAAAATGCAAACAGGATTTCCACAGCACGTAAACGGAGAGCAGACTCCTCAAATGAGTCTACAAGACGATAAAGGCGTTTGGTATGACTTTGATCAGGCAGAAAGACTAAATGCATTTGGCTTCAACAAATTTCAAGGTTGGAAATGTAATGCAGGATATCAAAGTTGTATCGTCCGCGAACCAGGCGGCGAAATAAAACGCTCGTATTCTTGTCATGATGAACCTCTCGGTACAATAGACAACGGTTTTGATTTGTTTCAAGCACCTAAGAAATGTGTTACTCAGACTTGTGTAAGTTCGGCAGACTCCAAAATACCAAAGATCAAATATGAAAGTTGACATAGAAGACGTCCTTTTTTGGATGGACGCAATTCGAAATTCGGATGATAGATATAGGACGCTAGAAAGTTTTTGGAAAGGACAAGTACGTTCTAAAATCTGGTTGATTGAAACACTTCGCCAATTTGCGCACAAAACTCCTAACAGGATTGTAGTTCATGGCGGCTGGAATGGTGTTTTGTCCTCTCTATTGTTTAATTCTGATATACCTGTTGAACACATAACTTCTGTAGACCTAGATCCAACCTGCGAAAATGTAGCAATCACAATGAATAAAACACAAGAATTGCAAAGCCGATTTTCTGCTGTCACAGGAGACATGAAAAATTTTGTGTATAAGCAAAAACCAGATATTGTAATTAACACCAGTGCAGAACATGTAACTGACGCGGTGCTAACAGAATGGTTTTCAAAAATTCCAAGACATACTCTTATTGCAATACAGAGCAACAACTTTTTCGAATTAAACGAACATATAAATTGTGTAAATACTGCAGAAGAGCTTTTAGAAAAATTTCCACTCAAAAATCCTCACTGTTACAGTTTAGAAACGCAAAAATATACAAGGCACATGGTAATAGGTTATGTCTGAAGACGAAAGCACAAATAATTTAGATGCAGGAAAATTGCGCCAGCAAATTAAAGACATCTCTGGGTCTGACACATTCTGTGTGCTGCCTTGGATACACTTTGCAACACGACCCAGCGGCGATATGCGACTGTGTTGTTCCGCTAATGCAAGCGGCGCTGGCAAAGATCCAGAGGTTGGTCTTGTAAAGAACGAAAACGGTACTCCTTCAAACTTTGCTTCAGATACACCTATGAGTGCATGGAATAATGACTACATGCGCAGTGTAAGAAAAACAATGCTAGCCGGAGAAGTGCCTAAATCTTGTACAAAATGCCATTCGGAAGAGGACAAAGGTGTAATTTCAAAAAGAGTTTGGGAAACAATGACTTGGCATCACGACAATGTAGATATTCCTGAATTAATACGCCAAACAAAAGAAGATGGTACAGTACCAGAAAAATTACAATATCTTGATTTAAGATTAGGACATACTTGTAATATCAAATGTGTTATGTGTTCTCCCCATGATTCGTCTAGGTGGCTTCAAGATCATTCTAAGTTGATGTCGAAATTGCAGAATGCAAGTGTCAAAAAACAAATAGAGTTTGATTCAAAGCAGTTCGATAATAAATGGCATGAAAAATCTACGTTTTGGGAGGATATGAACTCTCAGATACCTAATCTAAAGCAGGTATATTTTGC